TATAGAACTGCTAATGTAGTAAGAGGACTGAATGATAATAGTTTCTTAACCTACTCTACTAAACTTATGGCATCTACCGACGACGCTTTTGCGTTAATTATAGGTAGAGCTAGAGCTAGAGAAAAAGCATTTTTAGAAGCTGCTGAAAGATTGCCTGATGGTAACTTCCAGAACTTAGATGCTAAGTTTTTTAGAGAAGTAGAAGATAATTTTAACAATAAAATCTTTGATAAGAATGGAAACATTACAGATGCTGCTGCTGAATACAGTAGAAAAGAAGCAACACTTACTCAAGATTTAACTGGATTTTCTGCAAAATTAGGTGATGCCTTTAACGAGGCACCATGGGCTAGACCTTTCTTCCTATTTGCTAGAACTGGTATTAACGGTTTAGCACTAACTGCAAAGCATACTCCCGGATTTAACTTCTTAGTAAAAGAGTTTAACCAGATAGCTAAAGCAAAACCCGGAGATAACCTCCAATCACTACACAAGTATGGAATACATAATGCTCAAGATTTAATGACAGCTAAAGCTGTACAGAATGGTAGATTAGCCATGGGTACAGCAGCATTGAGTATGGCAAGTATGGCTTATCTAAGTGGTGGATTACATGGTAATGGACCAACAGATAGAAAACAAAGACAAGCATGGATGGATGCAGGCTGGAAACCAAGAACAATTAAGATTGGTAACGTCTGGGTTAACTATGATGCCTTTGAACCTTACAACCAAATACTTGCATTAGTAGGAGATATAGGAGATCACCAAGAACTTATGGGTGAAGAATGGGCTGAAGACAGATTATCTAAATTAGCAATGGCACTTGCTGGTACTGTTACAAGTAAATCTTATTTAGCAGGACTACAGTCATTTGTAGATTTATTTTCTGGTAGACCCGGACAACAGCAAAGAATTTTAGCTTCATTAATGAACAATACTATTCCATTATCTAGTCTTAGAAATGAGATAGGTAAAGTATTAACACCATATACAAGAGAGCTAGGTTCTGATATCCAAAGTTCTATAAGAAATAGAAACTTAATAACTGAAAATATAGCAACAGACCCGTTACCTATTAAATATGATATATTAACTGGTAAACCTATTAAAGATCACGACTTTATAACTCGTATGTTTAATGCAGTTTCACCTGTTAACTTTAATATTGATTACTCACCCGGTAGACAGTTACTATTTAATAGTGGCTACGACATGAGAACATCTACATATTCTGCTCCAGATGGTACAGACTTAAGTGATAGTCCAAAAGTTAGGTCTATGTTTCAGAAAGCTATAGGTGAGCAAAACTTAGAAGCAATCTTTGATAAGATGGCAGCAGAAGAATCAATACAGACTTCTTTGTCTGAAATGAATTATTACAAAAGAAATGGTATGAGCGATGTTGAACCTAAATCATTCCCCCACTACAAACGAATCGCAAAAGAGTTTGACAAGGCTAAAAAACGAGCTTGGGCAAGCATTAAAAAAGATAACGACGTCCAAAAGTTACTTATCGAAGAAAGAAATCAAAAATTAAAAAATAGAAAAGCAAACAGAGGCACAATAGATAAAATTCTAGAAATGCCTAAATAATCCACCGCCACTAATAAACGCTTAGAAAAACAAATGGCGACAACTGAAGAATACAAAGATGGTGGGAGTGCATCCTACCAATTTTCAATCGAATATATAAAAGCAGAGGATATTAAAGTTTCTGTAGATGGTACAAATTTAACCTATACAGCAACTAATCCTCCTGCACAGACAACTGAATACACAGTCAATGGTTCTAACGTAATATTTAAGCAAGCTTCTGTATCAGGTTCCGCAACAGGCGGTGTTCGTATATACAGAGAAACTGCATTAGAAGCTGGTGATTCCGTAACATTTGTTGCTGGTTCATCAATCAGAGCTTCTGATTTGAATGCAAATCATAGATTAGTACGTTTTTCATCCCAAGAACAAAACCAACAAACAGTAACAGCCGACCTTAGAGATGATGTTATTACAACAGCTAAGATATTAGATCTGAATGTAACAAGAGGCAAAATAGCTAATGATGCAATCGACGGTACAAAAATAGCTGATGATGTTATTAACTCTGAACACTATGTTGCTGGAAGTATAGATACCGAGCACATAGGAAACTCACAAGTTACTACAGATAAAATTGCTGACAATGCTGTGACACTGGCTAAGTTAGCTGGTGGTGCATTACCGACTGATATAACAGTAACCAGTGCAAACATTGTTGATGGTACTATATTAAACGCTGACGTTGATCCTTCAGCAGCAATAGCTGGTACTAAAATATCACCTAATTTTGGTTCCCAAAACGTAAGTAATACAGGAACACTTAGTTCAGGTGCACATACTGTTACAGGTAATATAACTGTATCTGGAACTGTTGACGGACGAGATGTAGCAACTGACGGATCCAAATTAGATGGTATCGAATCTGGAGCTACAGCAGATCAAACCGCAGCAGAAATTAGAACACTTGTAGAAAGTGCTAGTGATAGTAACGTGTTTACTGATGCAGATCATAGTAAGTTAAATGCTATTGAAGCGTCAGCTACAGCAGATCAAACAGCTAGTGAAATAAAAACATTACTACAATCTGACAAACTTACTGCTAATGAAATAGCAACAGGTGCGCTAGATGGTAGATACTTTACAGAAACAGAAGTTGAAAATAACTTTCTTAGACAAGACTCTAGTGAAACTATAGCTAGTGGAGTTACATGGTCTAGTACTGACGCTAAAGTAGCTACAACTGCTGCTATTGATTTACGTATTATAGATCTAGTTGATGATGTAGGTGGTTTTGTACCTATAGCAAATGAAACAAGTTTTCCTGCAACTAATCCTGATATAAACAGTCCTGCAACTGGTGGAACTATTGTATCAGTTAAAGCAGCTTCGACTAACTTAACTCCAAGCGGAACTACAGTTACTATTGCAAACGGTAGAGGAACTGGCAACGCAGTTATTATAACAGGTGTTACTGCTACTATACCTTCGGGTTTTGGATTCTTAGTAGAAACAACTTCTACAGATCATACATACGCATTTCACAGGTTAGTACCGAAAGCAACAGAGGTTTCTACTGTAGCAGCAAATGCAACTAACATTGCAGCAGCCGGAGCTAACGTAACGAGCATAGATAACTTTGCTGACAGATATCAAGTTAGCACTTCTGCACCTACAGCTAGACCTGACAGTGGTTCCCTAGCTAATGGTGACTTATGGTTTGATAGCTCATCTAACAAAGTTATGATGGTCTATGATGGTAGTTCTGGTGATGGATTTAGTCCTATTACACCTAACCAATCTGACTTAACTAACATTAATATTGTTGCTGGACAGATAACATTTACAGAAGATTTAGGATTAATTACTAATGCTGTAAATACTGGATCTGGTAATAACTCTGTTAACACAGTTGCTGCAAGTATAGCAAATGTAAACACAACAGCCGGAAGCATTACAAACGTAAATACAGTTGCGACAAATGTTGCAAACGTAAATACAGTTGCAGGCTCGATAGCTAATGTAAACAATGTTGGTGGTTCTATTGCTGATGTTAATAGATATGCTGCTGAATATGTAATACAAAGCGGTACACCATCATCTCCTAGTGCTGGAGATCTTTGGTACAATACTACAGCAAACAACCTTAACTATTATACAGGTGGTGCGTGGGTAGCTATATCTCCCGGTATAGCTGGGCTTATAAATGACTCTAACCCTGCACTAGCAAACCATCTTGACTGTAATGATAAAAACCTTACTGAAGTAGGAACAGTCAGTGGTAATAACTTACAAATCGACTTCGGAACAATAGCATAATGGCAAAATTATTAAAACTAAGACGTGGAACAACCACGCAACACAGTAGCTTTACCGGAGCCGAAGGCGAAGTTACTATAGACGTAGATAAAGATGTACCTGTTGTACATGACGGCTCAACTGCTGGTGGACATCCAGTAGCAGCAGAAGACTTAGCAAATGTTAGTTCTGCTACTATTGTAGGAAGATTAAACGCAGCATCTATACCACCAGTTAATATAGCTTCTGGTGCCTTACCTACAAACGTAACAGTAACAACTGCTAATATAACTAACCTTACAGTAGCTACTGAAGATATTGCTAATGGAGCAGTTAGTAATGCTAAGATTGTAGATAATGCGATAAATAATGCCAAAGTTGTTAGTGATGCAGCGATAGCTGGAACTAAGATATCTCCTGACTTTGGATCTCAAGATGTAACTACTACTGGAAACATTGTATTAGATTCAAATAGTAACAAGTTAAAACTTGGAGATGGGCAAGAATTACTGATTACACATAATGGAAGTCAGTCAATTATTACAGACACTGCTCACCCTGTATTTTTGAAAGGTAATCAAGTTCATATACAAAGTGCTAACGGAAATATGTTTTCTGGTTATCAGGATGCTCAAGTAGAGTTATTTCATAATGAAAGTAAGAAATTTGCGACTACAAGTACTGGAGTCGACGTAACAGGAAACATCGCAGTATCAGGAACAGTTGATGGTGTAGATATCGCAGCCATAGGTGTATCTAACGGTGCGATAGCTAGTGCTACAACAGCTACCACACAAGCTGCATCTGACAACAGTACAAAAGTTGCAACAACAGCTTATGTAACTACTGCTGTTAACAACTTAGTAGACTCAGCTCCCGGTGCGCTTAATACTCTTAACGAGTTAGCAGCAGCTATGGGTGATGACGCTAACTTTTCTACAACTGTAACTAACAGTATTGCTACCAAGTTTGCCAATGGTGGTGGTAGTACTATTACAGGCGATTTCAGTATAGCTTCTGGAACAACAAACAAAAACATTACTGTAGACGTTAGTGATAAAATTAGATTTGACGATAACTTAAAAGCTGAGTTTGGAAATGGTGGAGATTTAGCAATTTACCATAACGGCACTGATTCAATAATTGATAATGGTACTAATAACCTAGAGATTGTTACTCAAAACTCAATGCTGTTTAAAACTGCTGATGCAGAGTCCGCAATTACTTGTAACAAGCATGGCTCAGTAGATTTATACCACGACAACTCTAAAAAGTTTGAAACCATGAGTAATGGTATTAAATCTACAGATAGAATCTACGCAGATGGTGGTGTTATAGGACGAGATGCTACTGATTTATTTAACTTTATCAATAATGATAGAATAGAAGTTTATATAAATGACAGCCAAGAGTTTAGATTTGAAGGTGACGGTGACTTCCATGCAGACGGTGACGTTATAGCTTTCTCAACTACTATTGCATCTGACGAAAGACTAAAAGAAAATATTGAAATAGTACCTGACGCTTTAGATAAAGTAGAAGCCCTACGTGGTGTAACCTTTGATTGGAAGCGTGACGGTAAGTCTAGTGCTGGTGTTATAGCTCAGGAAGTTATGGGCGTACTACCAGAAGCAGTTAAAGAGGTACAAGGTTTAAATGATAACGAAAGTCATTTAACAGTTAACTATCATGCTTTAACTTCTATATTAATAGAATCAATAAAAGAATTATCTGCCCGAGTAAAAGAATTGGAGGCTAAGTAATGCCTATACAAAGTTCTGGACAAATATCAAAACAAGATATAGTTGACGAATTTGGAGGAACTGCACCACATGCTATGTCTGAATATTACAGAGGTGGTAGTGAAGTAGGTAGTGGCAACACTAACGTACCTACTTCTGGAGAAATCCAAATGTCTGACTTTTATGGTGCACAAGATGCTATAGTGCACAATATATCTAGTAATGCGACTAATCAAGATGCACAGAGTTTATTCGGTACATCAATTCCTAGTGGAATTAGTATTGGTGGTAGTGGGTTTGGAACAGGTAATATTGGATTAACTGTGCCTTCTGGTTTAGGAGGTAGCTTGATAATACAGAACGCTGGTACTATATCAGGTTCTGGTGGAACAGGAGGTGGCGGTGGATCTGGAGCTGCTCCTCACCCTACAACTGGTTCTCGTGCTGGATCTCCCGGATCTGGCGGTGGAGCCGGTGCTGCTGCTATTCGTATTAATAGTAACAACGTAACCGTAACTAACACTGGTACCATTAACGGTGGTGGCGGTGGTGGAGGGGGAGGAAGCGGTGGCTTCTCTCCTGAAAGAGGTGGCGGACCCGGTGGTACTGGAGGTTCTGGAGGTAGAGGTTTCGGACATGACGGAGCTGCACAATCTGGAAACTCTGGAGGTCCCGGTGGTATACGTCCCGGATACCCACACAGAGCTGGTACATCCGGAGCTACAGGTGGTGACGGAGGTGCTGCTGGTCAAGCTGGATCTGACGGTGGCTCGATAGGAGCTAGTGGAGGTTCTGGTGGAGC